CAACAGGGCATCCCTCCGCATCACCGATGTCGCCATGGGTCCAATGATTGAGGAACACCTGCCTGTCCTCGTGAGGCAGGTCATTGACACGGGCATGGCGATGGTCGCCAACCCCACCCTTGAGGTTCGCTTGACCGCTGATGCTGTCGCTCACTTCAAGCCCGACCCCTACACCACCATCATGTCCCCTGTGAGTGCCATGCCACCTGAGTGGGTGGACGGCTTGGGTGCTGAACACCGACCAACGCTCAAGACCACAGCAGGTGGCTGTGGTGGCTCAATCCACCGCTACCGCACAGGTGGTCGCTTCGCTCACGATCGAGTCCACATCACCCTGCCGTATGTGGACGACATCAAGGCTCTCAACAACGCCATCCGTGATGCACCATGGTCTGCCCGATTCGGACACGCCAACAGCCACAGGGACAGCGACAGGTGGAACATCCGCCCTGCCGACTGTGATGACCTGTGGGTGCGTTCAATCAAGGACACACCTGAGTGCATCAACGGCTTCACCGCCATCGTCCAACAGGTCTGTGGCATTGACATCTCACCGCTGTTCGGTGGTTCGGCACAGCCGACTGAGGAACAGACCACAGCCACCGCATTGGTCGCCCACATTGACTGCATCTATGCCCCGATTTACATGGGCTTGAAGCCATGGCGCACCTTTGACCTCATCCTCGCTGATGAGGTTCAAGACATGAGCGTGCTTCAAGGCACATTCATGCGAAGCCTCATGCGTGAAGGTGGCAACGCTGTCGTTGTCGGCGATCCAAAACAAAGCCTGTATCTCTTCTCCGGTTCTTCATCTCAAAGCATGAGCGAGAACATTGACGCTCTTGACTGCACTGTGTTCCCGATGACCTATTGCTACCGACTGACCGCCACGCTCTCCCGTGAGGTTCGCCTGTTGATGGGTGCTGACGAGGACGGAAACACCCTTCCCTACCGAACCCACCGCCACCCTGAATACATCGCTTCTTGGGCTGTTGGTGAGCGTTCCTCAGCCATTCCTCACAGCGCACTCACAGACCGTGTTCAATTGGGCGACATGGTGCTGTGCCGCATCGGTTCGCCTCTCGTTGAACCTGCCATGCGTTGCCTCCGTGAGGGCATCCCTGTCCGTATCGCAGGTGGTGGCGACCTTGAGAAGGGTGTCCGAACCGTGTGCGACTCGATCGGCATCGCAGGACAGACCCCCATTCATCTCACCACCAAAATTGAGGATTACCTCCACGATGAAGTCCACGGTGTCCTCGCCAAACTGATGCGCTCAAAGGCTCACAAAGGCGATGAAGCATCAGCCCGTAAGGATGACCAATACATCAAGGCGACTCAATACACTGAGGCTATCAGCGCACTCGTGCGCCGTTGGTCTGAGTCCGAGTCCACCCTTGACTTCTGTGCCGTTGGTGATGCCCCACAGGATTGGCTCGCTGACCTGTTCTGCGACCCCAACGCTGACGGCTCAGGCTTCGTCATGTTCTCATCCGTCCACCGAGCCAAGGGCTTGGAGGCACGCCATGTGTTCATCATCACTGACCGCCTCACCGTTGGCGAGGACGGCGAAGAGAAGGTGTCCCCCACCTTCATGTTGCCATGGTCAATGAACAACGATGCTGAGATTGAGCAGGAACGAAATGCTGTGTATGTTGCCCTCACTCGTGCCATGAAGTCCAACACCTTCGTGTCCTACGATGGTGGTGCGTGCTTCTTCGCTTCGATCGGCGGTGCTGATACCGCTGAGGCGTTCCTTCGCTACCTGTCGGGCGATGACATGGATGAGGCTGTTCACGAGGACGATGATGACACCGATGAGGCTGTTGTTGAATCCGAGCCTGAGAACGCCCCTGCTGAGGACGAAACCACCCCAACCCCTACCGATGGGGCTGAGGACGATTCGGACTCCACACAGGACGCTACAACGCACGAATTCGGCATGATGCTGTATGACACCACCGACCATCAAGACGGTGTGGTGTGCCATGGCATCACCGATTCACCTGCTGAGGCACAGGCTTTCCTTGAGGCTCATGCTCAGTCATTCACCACGCCCTATGACGGTGGCACATGGTTGAATGCTGATGCACAGACCCACCCTGAACGCCCCACGATGGTCGCTGTGTTCGCCCTGTGGATGGACTGCCCTCAAGCCGTCCTTGACGCTGTTGAAGCGCACCACGCTGAGATTGATGCGCTGTGCGAAGCCATCCAACGGGACACCGACAGCCACACCGATGACGACACCGATGACGATGGCGATGCTGTCAGCACCGATGACGATCCCACCGATGGGACAGGTGGCGAAACCATCTCCTTTGACCCTGAAACGGGCATTGAGGTTGTTGATATGGGCGATGAATTGGTTGAGATTCAACACTCGCCCATCGTTGATGACGAACCACAGGCTGAGGTTCACCCACAGGCGTTGGGATGCTCATGGGGCGACACGATGGTTCATCTCGCTACGCCGACCACCCTCATGCGTTCAACCGTGAGTGGCTTTGAGAACCGTTCCCGTGTTTCGGCTGAGGAACGAGCATTGAACCTGATGGACACGCTTCAACACGCTGTGGACTGCCCTGTGTGCATGGCTGACCTTGAGGCATTGACCCCCAACAACACCATCACCGATGCTACGCTCGCTGTCCTCCAAAACACCACAGTCGGCACGATGCGCCGTGTCCTTGACTACATCGCATCCGTTGACCCTGAGTCCCATGAGGGCGAGTGGGAATACCTGCCGTTGGTGGTGAAGGATGTGGAGGGCATTGACCGTGTTGAGTGCTACGCCACCTGTGAACGCTCGGACAACGGACGCATCAAGCGCAACACCGCTGTTGAGATTTACTTCACGGGCTTCGCCGTCCCCACCGTTGAGGTTGATAGTGAGCCGATTGAGGAAACCGATGACACCACCACCGTTGAGTCGATCGTTGAGGCGATTGAGGAAACGAAGGGCGTGTTTGAGAGTGTGTTCGCTGTTGATGTGGACGATTCACCACAGCCCGCTGAGGTTGATGTCGTGTGGGTTCGCAAAGACCGAATGTGCATTTGTGGTAAGGCACTGAGCCACCACCAAACCCACGGTGAAGTGCTTCAATGCCTCACCACCATGATTGAGGAATCCTACGCCCACGGCGAGGGTGCTGAATTGGTCGCTGTGGACGATGCTGACGGCTACGAGATGAGTGATTCACCACAGCCCGCTGACAACATCGCTGAGGGCGACAGGAGAGCCTACACCACCCTCAAGGACATCCATGGGGATGAATACACCCTCTTCGCCCTCACGGACGCTGAGAAGGACGCTTTCAGGGCTGAGAACAGGAATGCCCCTCTCCCTGCCCTCTATTGCGAACACGATGGTGTTGCTGTGCGAGGCGATGGCGATCGATTCGCCTATTTCACAGGGCTGTCCTATTGCGAGATGAAGCCTCGCACCATGGTGGACGCTGATGGCGTTGAATACACCGTGTGGCTTCGTGATGACGCTGAATGCGCCGATGATTGCCACCGCATTGACGGCATCGTGGAGGACATCACAAACACTCAGGAGGATGAGTGATTCATCATAGTCCACACAACGAGGGGTTAATATAGACCCCCCGCTGTGGATAGACCAAGGAGGCACAAAATATGCAGACTGAAACCAACACCGAGAACCGCACTGAGAACAACCCAAACATGGTCGTGGTCGGGCGAATCGCCCACCGCACCGACACCCACATTGGGGTGGTTTATCCATCCGAATCAGGGTCGTCCGTCCTTGTCGTGAACCGAAAGGACATCAACACCACCCCATCCACGGGTCTTTCTCTTCCGAACACCGCTGACCGCATTTACGGCTTCACTCAAGCCGTCTGTCCGACCTGCAACAACGAAGCATCGGCACGCCGTCAAATCGTGTTCACCACTGACGCTGAGGGCAACGAAGTCCGAAACACCATCAAGTGTCCTACCTGCAACGGCAAAGGACACATCACCGACTTCGCCAACGGACATCAGCCTGTGATTGATGATGAAACACAGGCTGTCTGTGATGACATCGCTCAAGGCAACCTGCCTGATGCCTACACCCCTGCGTTCCAATCCATGTTCAAGGGTGGTCGCAACGGCATCATGGACGAGTGGGACTGCGAGATCACCGCACTTCCTCTCCACGCCATGAGTCCATCAGGCGAATTCGTCCCTGTCAGCCCTGCTGTCATCCAACACTTCAACCAATCCTACGCCACTGAGGACAACCCCCTCGGTGCGCTCATTGGTCGCACCAAGACGGGCGTGTATGCCACCAAGCAACACCGTGAGATGCTTGAGCCATTCATCGCACACTGTGATGAAGCAGGACTCCGCTACAACCTGTGGGGTGCGAACAAGGGACAGGATGCCTACATGGACATCCTGTTGGCTGAGAACGGCACTCGCCGTGAAGTCATTGACTCCCTCAAGGCACTTCGCTCATCCGCTGATGCTGACATGGACTTCGCCCCAAATTACCGAAACGGTATGCAGGACCCTCGTGCTGTCATCAAATTCGGCATCCAAATCCACCACTCCTTTGACGGTGCTTTCACTGTCCGTGGCTTTGCTGAGCGTGTGGCGTGCCTCAACGGTATGGTCGCCACCGATGCCAAGAACCTTCTCGCTGTTCAGCACAAGAAGGGTGTCATGGATGCTCTTGACTTCACCGCACTCGTCCCAACCATCATCGCCTCAGCGATGGAGATTTACAGCGAGATGCTTGAGGTTGATGCCATGAACAACCTCATCATCGATCAGACTGACTTTGAGTCCATCCTCGTGTTGGCTCAAGAGCGTGGTCTGTTGTCTTTCCCATCCATCGGTAAGAACAACCAATTGACGGGTGGTCGTGTGTTCCGAGCCTCATGCCAAGGATGGGCTGACCCATCCCTCCCATGGGTCGCTGTCGGTCAAGGAGAGGGCGACACAGCCTTCTCCCTCAACCACGCCTACAACATCTTCACAGGTGCGTTCACCCATCAGGTTGAAGCCAACGACACCCACGGACGGGTCACAGGTGGTAAAGCCATCAGCGTCCCGAATGTGCAAAAGCAATTGATGGCTGTTCACCGCTTCATGCGTGAGATCCAGAACACCACCTACGCTACGGCTCGTGCTGACGGTTGCTCAACCATGGAGGACATCGCTGAGTGGGTCGCCTTCAACGGACACCCAATGCTCAACGGTGTCGCCCACGCTGACGCTGATGAAGGACACATCCTTCCTCGCATCACCGTTCACATGGGGACTGACAACGAGCGCACCGTTCAATTGACTTCTCGCATCGCACGCCCAATGGTGGCTTGAACAGGAGGCTCGTGATTCACCACACAACGCTCACACATGGTTTCGGTGTCCGATGACGGACTCCCCTCGTGCATCCCATCTCGCCTGACGGGACTCTTGAGGACACCGACCCCATGATTGAGCATGAAACACGGAGATGATTACCATGACGACAACCATTGAAGCAACACGCACACCCACGCCTGTCAAGGTCGTGTTCCGAGCATCCAAGAGGCAGGGTGCATCAGCCATCACAGGGTCGCTCGCTGACCTTGTGAGGCAGATGTCCAACCTCCAAGCGAAGGACACCACAGGGAACGCTGTGAACACGAAGGAGGGCGGTCTGTTCGCCATCCTTCCGTATCACCCTCTCCCTGCGGGTCAAAAGACCGATGACATGGTGGCTGTGCTGATGCCTGACGGCTCTCGTGAAGTCAAGCATTGGCCCTCCATCATCAAGGACAGCGTGGACGCTGAGCCTGACGAATACGCCTCCTTCATGGCTGACATGGAGGACAACGGGTATGAGGTTGAGCCGATCACAGCACGACAGGTCAACGCACTCCTACGCAGGGCTGAACGCCCTGTCGTTAGTGCTGAACGACAGGCTGATGAGGACACCTTTGAGGTTGAGGACATTTACCTTGAAGGCTCGATCACAGGCGACCTTGACTCATCCTTCTCATCCACATTCACGGAGGATTGGGCATGAGTGAGAACACCAACGACAACCTCCCTGAGCCAATGCAGTGGTCGGCAAACCTGACACCGTTCCGATGGGTCGCTGTGCGGGTGTATGAACACACTGAGGACAGCGACAAGGATATGTGGACGCTTCATGTTGAAGGACAGGAGACCATTGACCTCCCTCACATTTACGGCAACAGCCACATCATTGAGGGCTTCGTCAGGGCATTGAACGGGGCGATGACACAACAGCGTGCTGACTTCCTGTGGGGACTCGTCCATGCAGGAAAAGAACGCCACAGCCCCCTTTACAACAGTGAAGAGATTCAATGGAAAGACGAACCAAAGAAGTGGAGGGATGAGCCATGAGTGAGAGGACGATCAACGCATTCGCACCTGCCTACCCATGCTGTAAAATGTGTGGTGAACGGCTGAAGATCTATCAGCCATCAGGCAACGCACCCGTTCTCTTCTGTGGGGGCTGTGAGTCCCCATGGGGTCTTGACATCCGACCCGCCACGATGGACGATGTTAAGGCGGTTGGGGAGGGAATTCAATGAGTGCCTTCTTCGATCTCATGGTGTTCATCCTGACAGGTAAGGAGGCTGAGCCTCAGCCCCGACCTGTGGACGACACCGATGCGTGGAGAGGATTTGAACCAACGGAGTGATTTACCATGAATGACACACAATGCGAAGGAGATAACTACACGCCCATCAAATGCACCTGCATCAATCAGGACTGTGGGCGTTCGATCGTTCACACAGGCATCCACGCCAATGCGGTGAGGAAATCCATGTTCGTCATTTGCCACGAGTGTTCTTCTCTCATGCGAAGGAGTGATTCACCATGAATGACATACAACGGGGAGATGTGTTCGCACATCGCACGCTCACCATCAGGACACCGTTCACGGCTGTGCCGTTCACTGCGACCTATGTGGTTCAAGCCATTTACGAACAGGAGGGTAAGGTGCGCCTTCGCCCACTTCACCACTACCGACTCAACGAGGACGGCGACAAAGCCACACTCATCACTGAATTGCCCGATCCCGATGGGGCTTGGTTTCTCACCACCCCTGATGTCATTGAGGAATCCTATGTGTTCCTTCGCCATGCTGATGGAGGAATTTGATGACAGGATTCACCCCACGAGAGTGGACGGAGATGCCTTGGGGACGAGGCAACAAATCCGCAGGTAAGGTGTGGCGAAGCGTGAAGCGATCGTCAGGCGTTGCCCCATCGCTCATCCAATACATTCCACCACAGCCATCAAGGAAACAGCGTGCGAAGTGGGTGATTCATCACCAATCGCACAGGTTTGTCTTTGAAGGTTCGGCTGTTGAAGTCCGAGCCGAGATTCTTCGGACGGACTTAAATAGACCACCTGCTGTGGATGGTTCGCAGGGAGTGATATTATGACTGACGCATTGAAAGAAGCATTGAGCAAATTGGACGCTATCAGGGGCGACATTGAACGCCTCGCTGAGGAACACGGTGAGGTGTTGATGCCTCTTGAGGATAAGGTCAAGGATCTGTCCGACAGCATTGACACCATGGCTAAGGACATGGAGGACATGACGAAGCGTGTTCAAACCATTGAGGACAATTACCTCACAGCGGGCGACCTTGATTCATCAGCACCATCCACCCATGACCTTCTCAAAATCATCAACGAATTACAGGAATACATCGCTCGCAAAGAGGGCGGTGCTGTGGGCTTGATGTTCACCACGAATCCCTGAGTGATTGACATGAACACATTCTTCTCCGATAGGTGCGAATACATTTCAGCACGAAACTTGGACGATAAGCGTGTGGGTAAAATGATAATTGAATCAGGTCAATTGGCTACGGCGTGCATTCGCTTGACCCTCGCTGAGCATGGGTATGAGGAATGGGAGATCGATGCTTTATTCCACGAATACGGCATCCTCACAGCCACGAAAGGAACGCCATGGAGATTGACCCACCAAAACCATCCGTCAAGCAAATGGACTCGCTATACTTACAGGAATTACCAATGGGTCATCGGACACGCTCTCGGACTCATCAACGAATTCACCAAGCGGTTCGGCAAAGTCCATGCCTGTTGCTTCGCCATTGTCGGTATGCTCAGGCTTGGTGATGAATTGCTCAAGCCACTCATGGATGACTCAGGATTGACTGAGCCACCACAGTGTATGCCTGATGAATTCAAGCATGAAGATCCTGTGGTTGCATATCGTGCCTATCTCCAATCCAAACCCAATGTGGTTTGGGTGCGTGCTGAGCCTCCTTCTTGGTGGCGAACCACTGAGGTGATTGCATGAGCGTTAGTCCAAGCGACTACTTCCGCTGTAAGTCCTGTGGGCTGAAATCCTATTGCACTACCTACCTTTACTGTGAGTCCTGTGGCTATCAGGAGGAAAAGGACAGGGCATTCATGGTGAAGCATGGGCGTTGGACTCCAAAGAAGAAGGATTCAAATAGACCACAGGGAGTGGATGAGCCGTGAGCCGTATGGACCTTAAGCAAATTACCCAAGTGAAATCCTGTGCTGAGTGCGGGAATCAATTGATTTACGAAAGAAGGACGGGAACATCCATTGATGGGAAAATCGATCAGCGAAGAATGACGAGGAATCACTTCTGCATAGACTGCAATTCCGACTGCGAGGTAAAGTGGACAACACTACACCATTGGACTCACGCACTTCGCTCAGACGAATACGGTGTTGATGAGGAATTCCCACTCATCAGGGTGGGTAAAGCATCGGGAGAAAGACGCTTTGCATCGCCCTCAACATGGGATTATCACAAGGTGAAATCACAGGTTCTTGAGATGATTGCTGAGAGCCGTGGTGGTATGGTGTGGGAATTTGATGCCGATGGGCGACTTGTGCCAAAGGAGGGACGATGATGCCCCTATACCGATGGCAACAAGAGGCACTTAACCTGTGGATCGATGAGGAATCCGACAGGATGGGCAACAAGAAAATGACAGTCGGTGCTGTGACAGGTGCGGGCAAAACATGGTTCGCTCTTGAAGTCGCACGCCATGAACAGGAATTGGCTTTCGCTGATGAGTCCACACTTTACATCACCGTCATCGTTCCTCGCAAAGCACTGATGACACAGTGGAGGGAGGCTTTCAACAATCACTTCGCATTTCAACATCTCACCATCGGGAGGAAAGGTGGTGGAGGTATCAAGGGTTGGTCGCCCAATCCTGTGGCTTACGATCCAATCAACATCAACATCATCACCATCAATGCACAGCGTGAAGGCAAAATGCAAATCGGACACAATCGCCACTTGGTGATTGTTGATGAATGTCACAACCTTCGTGGTGCGAAGAATCGCAACGCATTGAACCCTGAATACATTGGGGACGAGGGCGTGAAGGTTCTCGGACTCAGTGCTACACCACACCCCACCCCCGAAGCAAAGCGAGTGGTGGAGGAATTGTGTGGTGAAATCAAATACGCTTACCGCTACGCTGAGGCTCTTGAGGACGGTGTTATCCCATCATTCGTGGTGAACGCTGTGGCTATCCCAATGAATGACGATGAGAAGAAGGAATTGGACGATTGGGATGGGAAGGTCAAGTGGGCTTTGAAGAAGGCTGATGGTGCGTGGGGTGCTGAGCGAGGTAAAATGCTCAACATCGCCAAGCAATATGGCATTCAGCGTAAGCAATTCCTCAACCGTGTCAAGAGCCGAACACACATGGCTCTCAGGATTCTCAACAAACATCAGGGTCAGGCGACCATGTTGTTCCACGATCGAACGGAGGATGTTGACCGATTGGCAACCATGACTCCACATCTCAATCCCGCTGTGTATCACAGCAACCGACCCAACGCCAATGAGGAAATTGAGTCATTCATCACAGGAGACACAGATGTTCTTTATTCCTGCATGGCTTTGACTGAGGGATTCAATGTCCCTCGTGTCAAAATCGCTGTGATGATGTCGGGATCTAACGCACCGCTGAGGCGCATTCAAACGCTTGGGCGTTGCCTTCGTGGTGATGATGACACACCAAACGAGATTTACTTCCTTTACATCAAGGGGACGAAGGACGAGGACGGACTTCGCAACCTAATTCGTGAGGCTGACCTCCCTAAGTCGGTGATGAGGTATTACACCATGAACGATGAGTGGATGGAGGAATCCTCGCCCACCGTTGTTGGTGAAGCACCTGTATCATATCAAATGACCACCACCACTCGTCCTGAGTGTGAGAAGTGTGGTCGCACCTTTAGGGGTCAAGTCGGACTCAACACGCACCACTGTGTTCCAAAGAGGAATGAAAACATCCTTGACATCCTCTCAGGAAAGCATGACGACATGACCTTTGATGAATTTGTGAATGGTTGGTGATGAACGATGTATAAATTCGGAATACAGAAGGACACAGTGGACGGCTTTGAGGGTCGGTGGATGATACATGGGGGCCAATGGACTGCCAAAGCATTCGCTGAACAGGATGCCGAATACCTGAGAGGGCGAGGCTACACAGCCCGTGTGCATAGCACTACACAAACCGTCAAAGCACTCGGTGGAATCGCATGGGAGGGAAAGCGTTGGTTCGCTCAAAAATTTGTCCCTGATGAGGCTGTGGATTTTCGCAAAGGGCGGTGGGTGAAATACAAAGATCCGAACAACAAATCGTTGGATTTGCTTAACCTCACTCCCATTGACGGACCATGGAATCCGCCGACTTCCCAACAGGGTGTGATTTTCTCCGAAGAGGAATAAGCGTATCGTTGTTTAATATGTCAAGGGGGTATGGGGAGAACATGAGCCGAAAGAGCGCATCCAAGAAACCCAAGACCCACAGCCGAAAGAAGCACACCATTGACCACGAATGGCTGATGGAGGAATTTGAGAAGTGCTACCTTGAGAAGGGGCAGTCAATCCCAAGCATCGCCAAGAGGTATGTGCGACTCAAAAAGAGAAGCACAGTGGGTTCTATCCAAGGGGTTCTCTATGAAATGAGAAAGAAGCACTTGGAGGCACAGGTTGCCGTTCAAGAGGCTGTTGCTGACCTTGAGGTTGGTGAGGATGGGGTTATCATGGCGAAGCAACCCAATTTGGTCTATGAGCGACCATCCGACCTACCCAAGCACTACCAAGTGCGTGCTGACACTCCAACCGTGAAGTCCCTTCAACAGAAGGCTGACTACCACTTGAGCCAATACAAGAAGGCTCTCAAGGAGATCCTTGAGGTGATTGGTGGTGAACAGTAGGGATTTCCTCGCTACATTCACCGTCAAAGCCTACGATGAAGTGTCAATTGCCAAGAGGCGTGTTGCCGATTGGCGTGCCGTTCTTGGTGAATTACACGCTGACCGTGGGGCTTTGCTTGGCAGTGAAGCCTACAAGGAAATGTCAGGGGTTGAACAGGCACGAGTCTTGGGTGAGATCGATGAAGCCATCGCATCCACCAAGCGACACATCTCCACGATTCGTGATGAAGTGTATGCTATCTCAATCCCACGAAGTCATGCTTACCGATGCAAACGCATCCTCAACCGCCTGATTCAAGAGGCGACCTTTGATGAATACAAGGAGGGAAAAACTGAATGACACAACAGGAATGGGGAATACGCTTTGGTGAACATGGTGAGGGCTTTGTCATGTCTATCTCAGGACCACTGCACGCAGGTTGGCACAATGTGTTGGTTGAGTGCGATGGCGAGGTAATGACTCCGCTGATGAAGGAACAGATTCAAGAGATCGTTGAGGCGAATGGCTTTCACCGACCACACGGGAATTGGGATTGGACGAAAGTGAACACCACTTACATGAAGAAGTCCACCACTTACCACGAAATACGGGTGCGGAGGAATCCCGATGCCGAAGTGTGAATGCCCTGACTGCGGGCGACCAATGCTCAAGAGCGAGGACACCAAATTTGACATCATCACAGGCATGGAACGCTTTGTGCTGAAATGCACACAGTGTCGCCGTTGGAAATACGAAGGAGGAAAATGATATGCCACTACCTGACCCCGCCAATGAGGACTTCCGATGGGCTGAACGCCTATGGAATACCCTCGTGATTGCTGACGAAACAGAAGGACGCATGGGAGGAACATGGGATATGCCCTCCGTTGGACGCTATGTTCGCACAGGTATCAACGAATTGACATTCACCGAGATTCATGGGGACATGACTCAGCCCGATCAATTGGGTATCATGCTGTTTGACAAACACGATTGGATTGTCAGGCTCGCTGAGGGTATTGGTTGGACGATTCGTGATGAAGTGCAGAAGGCTGACCTCTCGGAGGATAACTTTGACCCCGCCGAACCACCGATCGAGAACATCGGTATGGTTCACCTGTGCGAGTGTTCACTCATTTACACGGTGAGAGGACAGGACTGCAACGAGCGTGTTGTGGTGGGTGCTGACGGTGTGTGCTTGAACACACAATGCAACGCTGTCCTCCCTGAGCAACACAGGGGGGTATTCAACCACTTGAATGACAGCGCACTCATCGCCAAAATGGAGGCACAAGAACGCCTCATCGCTTTGGATGAGGGCGACTATCCTGCCCCACCGATTGACCCTGCTATCGTCCAAACGAGCCTGTTTGAAGAGGAATAGGTTCATATAGACCACCCGTTGTAGCCTTGTCATGGCGAACACTACCGACCTACCAAAGTGCATTGGATGCGGGCGACCTATCCACGACAACCCAAGCGACAGAACAATCGCTAAGCGTTGCTCAGGCGACCACGCCCGTTGCACAACCTGTTGGGAGATTGGTGATTTGTTCCTCATAACACAAGGAAAAGGTGATTTAGCATGAGTAAGAAATTGTTTCAGCAATACGCAAAAGGACTGACAGACGAGCAGATGAGCCAATTGACGGGCGTGGGTGCATCCCTCCGTGATTTTGGTGAGGCTCTTGAGAAGGAATGGCTCGCACGCAACGGTAAGAACCTTACCGCTGATGAGCGCAAAGAGAACAAGGGTCAGCCCAACGCTGTGGCTAACCCTGTGATTGACATTGAGATTCCTGATGTGCTGACAGTCATGCTTCGTGCATCGCCTGACACCAACAACAAGACCCGTGGTCATGGCTACGCCAATGACATGGGGTTGTCGGACAAAGTGAAATTCGGGAATGTTCCCCCTTCGCTCTTGACTGAGATTTTGGTTGACAAGATCGCCACCATGTTGAACGGTAAGGTTGCTGACAAAGCACTGAGCGAATTGCGTGATGCACTTCGTGCCTGTATGGACATTGACGATGACGGCAAATTCACCTTTGACAAGAAGAAAGCACCACCACTCCAACACCCTGTTGAGGTGGCTGAGTGGATTGGCTCTCTCAAGCAGGAATACATCGGCTCAACGGCAGGTGCGACCCACACGAGCATGGAGGTTGTGCCTGTCCCTGACGACCCTGTTGTGGAGGCTTCCGCACAAACTGTGGAGGTGGTTTCGGATGATGCGGATTGAATGCCCTCAGTGCCAATACCCTCACTTCACGGCTCACCTTCAAGGTGATGGTGTCAAGAAGTCTTTGCTTCTCAATTGCATGAATTGCTATCACAAAATCCCGTTCAACAGGAGTGATTCAGCATGACAGGACGATACAACCAACGACTTGAGCGTAAGATCCCAACCGAATTCAACGGTGGGGAGGAATTGCACATTCTCACGCAGGATGCGAAAGGAAAGCGCATCCTCAATCTCAGGCTTTACCGTGAAGCACCCACGAGGGAAGGACACACGGGCTACACCAAGAAAGGATTTTACCTTTACAGGGATGAGGCAATATCCCTGCGGGATGCAATCAATGACCTTCTCGCTGATGGGGCTTTTGACACAAACGACACACAGGAAATCCCTGAAACATTGGAGGAATAAGCATGGACATCCGACTGATACCCAAGACCGCCGAATGGTATGAATTCTATCACGCACTCGGTGAGGAATTGATGAATCAATTGGGACTTGAAGAACCCGCCTTTCACCATCTCGTGAATATGCTGTGGGACGAAACGGTCACGAGGGTGGGGCGTGCGCCTCTCCCTCTCATGGCTGACTGCGTGTATGTGGTCGCCAAATTAACAGGACAGCGTAAGAGCATCAGGACGATGAAGAACGCCATGCAGGAGGTATGGGGTAAGCGTGTTGATGTTCTCCCATTGGATCGAAGGCGACAGACCCGCAGGTGGGTTTGGAGTCGTGAGCAATTGATTCGTGAATTGCTCGCCGTTGATGATGAAATGTGGAGTGATTTCGTTGCTGAGTGGACTGATGGCTCAGCGGAGAAGGTTGTGCCTGATACCTATTGGGAGGACAAGAACAATGGCGTTTGAAATCCCTACCATCGGTAGCCGTTGGCTCAACAAATGGACTCGTGAGCCATTCGTGGTGCTTGACCAAGAGCGTGTGCCGTTTCGTGGACACGACATTCTCACTGATGTGCTGATTGTTCGCAACGAATTGACGGACGATGAGGCGAGATGGAATATCACATTCTTTAACGAGGCGTTTATCCCTCATCCTGACGATGAAGAGGATGGTGTTTGAGCATGGACTTCAACACAATCGGTGCGTCATGTCGTGTTGCTTACAACGGCATCAAAAGACCCACTGTTGTGTTGGAAGGTCTGTTCAACAATTCTCCCAACGACATAGAGGACATCATACGCTTCTGTTATGAGGATAACAGGATCGAAGAGTGCTTGAGCGATGAGGATTTGCGAGAGGTATTCTTGTATCTCACTGACGCATACCCCGAAGAGGTTGAGGATAACCCTGACCTTATCCAAATCATCAGCGGGCTGTCGCTCGCTGAGGAAACGAGAGTCAGTCTGTCATTCGTGCTGAAACAGATGAGTCAATTGTTCAAAGCCGACAACAGCAAAACCCGTTCCGTTATCATCAACGGGCTTCTTCGCCGTGTCAGTCAGCGTGATATGTATTGGGTTCTCATCCGTATGATACGAAGGAGGAATCCGTTCAGGAGAGCGCACATTCTTCAAGCCCTCGCCAACCACTATGATTTGTATTACGATCGTTTGAAGCGTGAAGCCAATTTCATTCCTCTCACCGTTTTAGCACAACGCTTGAAGGACGGGGAGGAAATGGTTGGTGTCCCAACCATCGGCACTCCGTTGATTATCCCAATGCCCTCAAGGGCGCAAAGCCTTGACCGCTTCGGCGTTTATGTTGAGGTTATTCGTGGTGAACGGCTGAGTCTGCACAAAGACGAAGGACTGTCTGTTTTGTTTGATGTGAATGGGAATGAGGTTGAGTCCGAAGAGGGCTTGGACACGCTCACTTCTGTGCTTGATCGGGGCATTTACCTTGTTGAATATGCTTCACATGATGATTTCCCGTATTGGGTAGTGGATGTCCTCTTTCACGATGAAGGACACCACAACAGAACCTTCAAGCAACGCAGGGTGTGGTTGGAGGGACACCTACCGATGGGGTATTTTTTCAAACAAATGGAGTGGTGCGAGAACCCTGCACAAATCAAAGCAAAGACACCACCCAAGGCAATCGCATTCATGTATTCCCGTGATGGGATTCTCACTTACAACAACACGAAGGAGGAAATTGTGCGGTTTAGCACAAAGAGCCGAGGCGAAGTCCTCCGACTGCTTGGAGGTATTTACACTGAGGATCCTGTTCGTGGACTCGTGATGAACCGTTGGCGTGTAGCCGCACGAGATGGTCTTGACTCCTATTATGAGGTTGCTGAGATTCAGGCTGATTCGTTGGAGATGGAGAAGCGACTTCAACGACAGACGCAGGACAGCAAAGCCATCGTGGGTGAGGTAGCACAAATGAAGGGTGCTACATTCGTGGAGGTTGAATTGCACCACGCCACCTATGACAGTCGTGGTATTATCATCTCAGGCTCAATCACCGACATCATACCCGATGCGGGTTTCAGCGATGTCGTTGCTGTTGAGGATCTTGAACATTTGGCGGGTGATGTGGATGGTTGATGAAGAAACAATCACCATGCTGTTGCTCGCCCACAACGCACGCTTCCGTGTGGGTGTGCGTTTCAGTCAAAAGAATCCCACAGGGTATGAGGTAAGACCTGAGTGCATCCTCTTTGGGAGGAAGGAGATACCAATGCGTATCAAGAACCTCTTGGTTGCCAATGGACTACCGATTCAAAACAAATACAGCGAAACCGAACACCTGCAAAAATTACTTCGGCTCACTAAAGCCATGAAGGAATTCACCAAAGAACCCGCAGGTTGGCTGATGGTATCACGCTTCAATGGTCGCATTCCTCAATTGAAATTCCATGATGATGTGGATAAAGCGTTGAAGGTATTGGAGGATGAGTCCGATGCTTTATGACGAAACACCCACAGAAGTGGAGGATTGGTTTGCCGTCTGTCCCAACGCCGTTTCGGAATTTGAAGCACCGTTGCCCAAGCGATTCTTTGATGTCCTACGCCTTTACACAAACGAGTGGGATCGAACACAGGTGGCTCAGGCACTTCTCGGTATGAAGGGGAGTCTTGACTTCGCTATCCATGTGTTGATGAGAACCTATCCCAATAACATGGGCATCCAAATGTGTGCGAGGGAATTCGCCCACAGAATACCACAAAAGATGGTGGTGAGCATTTTGGCTTTGTCGCATAACGGCACAGGTAGGAAACGCTTGGTGTTTCCTGACAAGCGACAGCAACCCGTTCCCAAAACGATATTGAAGGCGTTTGGTTTGAGAGGTTCGGAAAGGGCGTGGGTTCACCGCCTCGCTGAGGATGAAGAATTCCTTCGCTCGGTGGGTTTGGGACTGACAAAAGACGATTGGGATTTCTTAGGCATCCCCCATAAAGGAACGCTATTCCAAAAGACCGAAGAACGCATCACTGCGCCACCAACAGGGGGGAAACAGGATGCCTTGTTCTAACACCGAACCTTTTATACACCACCCTGTGTTGGGGTGGTTGCTAACGGAGGAATACCAATGACACAATTATGGCTCAAATACCGCCCTGACACCATGGCTGACATGGTGGGTTTGGACGGACTCAAGAAGGACGCTCAGTCGTGGGCTGTGGCGGGTTCTCTTCGCTGTGGTGGTGTCATTTTCAACGGTAAGGCAGGAACAGGTAAAACCTCCGCTACACGAGCCATCGCTAAGGATTTGCTCGGCTCAGCCTTTGATGCTAACTTCCATGTGTTCAATGCCTCCGATGATAGAGGGATTGGATTCGTGCGTGACAGACTCAAGCCATTGGCTGAACAGAAGGCTGTCGGTGCATCCTTCAAGGTCATCAACCTTGACGAGGCTGATGGTCTTACCACTGATGCTCAGGAGTCCATGCGACAAATCATTGAGATCACGAGCAAACATACCCTATGGATTCTCACCTGCAACCGTGTAAGTCGTATCATTCCTGCTCTCCGTTCAAGACTACCCACCTACAATTTCGGTGGGCTTGAGGGCGAAGAGGCTGAGTCGTTCTTGGAGAATGTCATTGAGAACGAAGGCTTCCCGCAGGATTGGCTATTCAGCGTCAATGCGCTAATCAGCAAAACCGATGGGGATTTGCGTGCGTGCCTCAAGACCATGCAGGTATGCGACCCTCAAGACCCCAAAGCACTCGCTCTCGCTGTGACTCAGGATTACAGCGCAGTCATTTCACTCTATGAGTCCATCATTCACCATGAATGGGAGGACGCTATGACTCACATTGACTCCATAGACCAACAGGGTTTGTTGCGTGATGATGTTATTGACGCACTACATGACCTGTGCATGGAGAATTACAAATCGGGCGAGATTGGCATTCAAATCGCCCTCCTTCACCTACTGATTTTGGGTCAGTGGGCGGCTAAATCGTCCGATTGGGTATCGGGCGACATCCTATTCCTTCGATCGATGGTCGGAGATTATAACAAGAGGTGCTAAATATGGAAGAAAGAGCAATTGGAGATGAATGTATTACCGAAGCGTCCAACATTTTGGGCGTTGAATGGGACGAAGCACTTGGGTCGTTTGGCTCATGGATGGGTGAAACCTTCCCTGAGATGTGGGCTGAGTGCGAAGAGAACCCCATGAATTTGGAGGACGAGGATTACAACCACTATGCGGATATGTTTGTTCTCGCTGTCCGTCCATCGGGCGGAAGCGGTGCCGGTGCAGGTGGCAAAGGTGAGGAATGGGTCGGTGCTTTCATCGGCTTTGACCGCCGACAAGACCTGATGAAGCGTAAGCGTGACATGGCGATCGACTTGGCTACGGCTGACTTGACGGGTGCAATCAACAACGGCTTCAATTACAACGGCAACAAGGTGGGTATTGGTCGTGCCTTCACAAAGGACGGCAAATGGCACATTGAACACAGCCGTGGTGTTTTCATCAGCGACAAACCTGCTGACTCTCAACCATCATGGGCAATCCCAATCAACGAGAAGGTGAACATCGCCATGCTCAAGCCTGACAACACTCCTACACTCGCCTACATGACGAAGGCTGTGTGGACTTTCCACGGCAACACCAAGGAGAAATTCTTGGTGGACGGACCAATGACCCTCAAGGTTGAGGCTCAGTGGGAGGCGGCTGACCACGATTGGAAATTGTGGCAACCTGTTCTCATCAAGGGCGAATTTGACGCTGAGGGTTGGAACAACAGCGGTGCTACGCTGTCGGTCAGCAACCCTGCCTGTGCCTACGGTCTTGATTGGATTCCTGAGCAAAACCGTGATGCGGGTGAAAGCCTGTTCAAGCCTGAGCAATTCCTCACGACCTGTGGAGATGCTTTGGTGAATCTCAAGGATTTGCTTGAACACCACATGGAACATCGCCGTGAGTCCTATGTTGACAGAAACGGCACACAACGCTATGACGGTCCATTGGTGGTCGTTGTTGGCGGTGTCATGGACATCAACCACGAAGGTCGTGAGTCTCAATGGGATTCAACGGGTCGTGATTACTACCTGTCCGTGTCCAACCAAGTCCTGCGCCGTGAAGATCCCAACGCTCGTGTTGGTATTGGTGTCAATGGACTTCTCCATGACAAATTCAACGCCATGAATGTGTTGAAGGGTGGCGAGTGGCTACCCTACGCTCGTGGCTCTCGCATTTGGGTCGTGGGTCGCACTGACTCTTACACCAACACCAACGGGGACGACATTGTGAAAATCAATGCTCAGGGCATTTACGCTATCCCTAAGAAATCCATTCCTGCACAGAAGCCAAGCGAGGACTCCAATGACCTCGGCAACCTTGGTGGATTCGGTGTCGGAGGTGATGAATGATGGGAACAGGATTTTTGGACGGATTCAAGGAAAAGAAGGGCAATTTTGAACCACCTGTCAAGGGTGCTGAGAAGAAGGCTCAACCAAAGAAGGGTCAACAGCCTAACAAACAACAGAAGGTTCAGGACAAACCCCTGCCTCCTGCAAAGAAACAGGTCAAGACTGAGAAGCCAAAGGCGGTTGCTCACGAAGCACCTGCGTTTGAGGCATCAGCCAACATGAACCCTGTCATCGCTCGCATGATTCAGTCAGCACGCACCATGGCTGTCCGTCAGGACACCTTCGTGATGTGCGGTATCGCAGGGCATCCCAAGACGGGTAAGACGGGTATGGTGCTTGACAGCCTCACCCCTGATGAAGTCGCCAACGGTGCTGAGATTTGGCACATTGACTTCGATCTCGGCGGTGAAACCACGAAGGCGGCTCACCACAAGGACAAGGCGGCGAACATCGTTGTCCTCAACCCATGGGTGTTCAATTATGGCAACAGTCGTGTGCCGTATGACTTCCCTGCTACATTTCAACAAACCATTGACATCCTCAAGGCGGCTCAGGCTCAAATGGAGGAACAGAACAACTACTACGCAAAGCATGGTAAAATGCCCAAGCCATACCTCAAGACTGTCGTGTTTGACGGTGCAGACCATTGGCTTCACATCACTGAAACCTGCATGAAGGTGGACGATCTTGAATTGGGTGTTGACGGTATTGCTGTGGCGGGGAAGAAGGCGACTACACAGATTGGTCGTTTCAATTGGAACATTCGTGCTACACGATACCAAACCGCCATGGTCGCTCTCCGTGAATTGTGTCGTGGTGGAGTCCATGCTTACATCATCACTCACATGAAGCCCGCTTATGACAAGTCAGGCAACGAATTGATTGGTCAAGACTCACCCAAGTGGCTCAAGGACACGGAAGGACACCTTCAACAGGTTGTCTATACCGAGGTTGAAGAGGAACGAGATGAGAACGGCGAATTGACAGGCGTTGTGCGTGGCTATGCACGAGTCGTGGCGAACCGCACATCTCTCCAAGCAGGTGGACGACACCTGCTCTTTGAGCGCAACCTTGAGGGCGGAACATGGTTCGGATGGGACGGCATGAAAGGTGGCGACTTTGACATCGCAGGAGGTGATGAGTGATGGTATCAATCACAATCAATCGCAACCACTTCAATTCGTTTATGAAGGGCTTCGGCTCAATGGACGATCTTGTTCTCCATGCTGATGAGGATGCACAGCGCATCCACGCATCAGGGACGGCTGACCGAGCATTCTTCATCACTCGTTGGTCGGGTGCTGAGGTGACCGAAGGTGGCTCATTTGCTATCGGTCAATTGGGAACGCTGTTGTCGCTCGTCAAGGATTTACCACAAAACGAGGAAGGCACGCTCTCCCTGCGATTTGATGGCGACAACCTCACCATCTCATCAGGCAGTGGGTTCTTTCGTATTCCTACATTGGCTACGGCTACATCGTCAGCGGGCGTTGAGCAATTGTCAGGCACACTCCAAGCATCGGCTGAGGGTGGGTATGAGCAATTTGGTTCAGCCTCGTTTGAATACGCTTACACCTTTGAGGCACAGACCTTCCGTCAATTGCAGAAGGTGGGTTCAGCCATCAGCAACGGTGCTTTGTTCTCTTTGATTTGTGATGGGACAGGTGTATTAACATACGCTGTTCTTCGTGATGGCATTCGTGTTGAACACGAGATCGATGCCACCACATTCGCAGACGACTACCCCGAAGGGGAAAGCGTCATTTGGTTTGGCGCATGGTTGTTGGACGCATTGAAGGCTATGCCGAGTGCAGGTGCAGTCCATCTATCCTGTGGTGCTGATACGCCACTACTGCTTCGCCACGAAGCGTTGGAGGGTCAGCAAACAGGAACAACCGTCATCGTTGCGCCTCGGCAGGAAGCCGAGGGGAACGCATGATAATTGAGCGATACATCACGAATGACGAAGAAGAACGCATTTACACCCGTTATCGGGATGAGGATGGTTTGTTGGTTGAAGAACACCATGACTTCCGCCCTTATTTCTATGTCCTTGATGATGAAAGACTGCATCAGCGATTGGCTCAATTGTTTGATGCTCGTTTCTTCGGATGGGAGATGAGCGAGGAAACAGGAAATTCCCTACCATCAAAGGCATTCCCTCAAGGGCGTGTCTTGCGTAAGGTGTATGCCCCCAATTCAAAGGACATACGGGCTATGCGTGAGATTGCAGGTGATACATGGGAGGCTGACATTCAATTCGTTGACAGGTTTTGCATTGATACCTATGATGCGGGCGATATGCCCGATTGGTTCGATCATGTTGTCAGGGCAGGTGGCTTTGACATGGAATGGAATCAACAGGATGAGATTACCATGCTTGGCTTCACCACCGATGGTGTTAATGTCCAACAATGGGCGTGGCATCCAACAATACCCGAAGTCGGCATTATGCGGTTTTCACCAACCTATGATGTGACAAACCTATTCTCAAATGAAAAGGATATGTTGCTTTCTTTCGCTAACACATTTGAAGAATTAAATCCCGACTTGATTACCACATGGGCGGGCAACTTTGCTGACTATCCTATGCTTTACAAACGATTCAAACATCACGGCTTGTCATTGGATTGGGCATCACCTTTGTCGTGTGCTTCACCACCAATGACTCACCTTCCTCGTTCAGGTGCTTACCAAGAAGGCACACAAGTTATGCTTGGTCGCATGACCATTGACTTGGCGGATCGCAACCATGGCTTTGAGCGTGTGTGGCGTGATGGGGGCAACGGTCAATTGGCTGACAGGCGACTCGGTGCGGTTGGGGAATTGTTGTTCCCTGACAACCCTGAGTGGTGGAAGGTGGACATGAAAGGAATGACCCACCACGATATGTGGATGGAGGATTTCGGTGCTTTCTGTGCATACCACAGGGCTGACATTTTGCTCACCGATAGGATTGACCGTGAATACCATGTCAGTCGCTTCTTCATGGCTTTACAGCGTGTCTGTGGGGTATCGTTTGGCTCGGTCTTTACCGTCAGCCGTTTCGCACGAGGACTCCTACGCAGGAGAGCCACATGGAATGCACCCACAGGCACATACCACAAAGGTAGTGGTGGTGCGTTGGAGGGTGGCTTCGTGGCTGAGCCGAAGGTTGGACGCTTCACCGATGTGGGTGTGTTTGACTTCCGAGCCATGTATGCTGAGATTCAACGGGGCAACAACATCAGCCCTGAAACCATTCGCTATGAGATTGGTGCTGAAACACGGACATTGGGCAACGGCTCAACATGGTATCAAGGCAAAATGGGTGTTCTCCCTCAATTGCAGATCGACCTCGCTGAGGCGAGGAACAATGCAAAGGCTGAGATGAAGAAGCACGAACCGGATTCTCAAGAATACGCAGGTTTCAACACACTCCAATTGGCGTTCAAACGGGCGGCGGCTTCGGTCTATGGCTTGATGGGACACAAGGGACACGGGGAGAGCCACATGGAGGTGGCTTCCGCTATCACCTATGTCGGTAGGTCGTTGGTCGGCAGACTCATGGAGATTTGCGATGACATGGGCTACCCTGCTCTCGCAGGACACACTGACAGTGCTTACATCTCAATCGGCAAAGCCAACGGTGAGGAAATCGCTGAGCGTTTAACGCAAATCATCCAAGAAGAATTCAAGACTGATAGGTTCGTTGTTGAATTTGAAAAATTCATGCGTGCGTGGGTTGCGGCGAAGAAGAACCGCAATTTTGGATGGGTCGTGTGGCCCAAAGAAGGACTCCATGTGACGGGCTTTGAATACAAAAAGAGCAACGCATCACGAATCACCAAGCGTGTTCAGCAGGAGGCGTTTGAAGCACTGTGCCGTGATTTGGAGGATCGTGATGCGGTGGACGACATCGTGTTCGGTATCATCAATGAGGTAAAGCAGGACAAAGTGCCTCGCAAACATCTCATCATGCGTTCTCGTTTGGGCAAAGACCCTGAAAAATACGGACAGCAGGGTGGCTTCCAAGGGGCGGCAAAGAAATACAACACCACTGCACCAAAGCACCTACGCTTCAAGAACGGCGATGGTGTTCCACACCTTTACACAAAGCGTGGGATTGAAGCCTTCCGCACTGATGATGAGTTAGCCTCACTACCACTTGACTACACGACAATCGTGCAAAAGCAGGTGATTGCACCCGTTGCTCTCATATACGAGGCTATGCGATGGAGTGAACCAACCGCTGACGGGTCAAGACCTGTTTCCCTATGGTGATACCTATGATTGAACACAAACCACCGAGAGCCTATCCTGTTCCCAACCACGAAGGGCTGTTCTCAACATACGCTTGGCATCCCGGCATGAAGGAGAATTACATCCTCCGTATGAGCAAATCATCACTCGGAGATTCAACCTTTTGCGCTCAACAATACTTCATTGGGCGAATCATGGGTATGAAAGAACCACAGAATGATGCTATGCTGAGAGGAACGAATGTTCACGATGTTATTGAGAAATTCTATGACAATGTGGATGTGGACTACGCAAAGGGACTTGACGCAGACAAGGTGGGTATGTATTTTCAAAATTGTATGCCTGATGCTACGGGATTGAGCAAACCACAGGAGTCATTCAACCTTGACGAGGACTTACACATCGATCGGTATTGTGAGGCTGAGGTGCAACGCTTCTTTGCCTCCGAGCCTGAGAATTTCTTACCGACAGGAAATGAAATGTTGGTGGATAGGGTCATTGAATTGGAGGTGGATGGTAAGAAACAATTGGTTCACTTCACGGGATTCATTGACAGGATTTTCACTAACCCTGACGGCACACTTCACATTCACGAATTGAAAACGGGTCTATGGAAGGATAAGGAATACAAATACAACAGCATGAGGAAGGAGATGGCTTTCTATGTGTGGTTGCTTCGCAAATCGGATGATTCAGCACGAATCACCCATTGGGGTTGGGATCACACGAGAGGTATGCAGGGTTCAACGGAGGACGCTGAGATTTTCCGCTATGCTGAGCCTGTGCGAGTCAAAGAAATCGGTGAGATGATTGCTGATATGCACAACCTGATTCGGATGCACAGGAAATACAAAGGCGATGGTGATGGGTCAATGTTTGCCCTCATCCCTGAATTCCGCCAATACAACATTTGCGACCCGTGGTGTGGGCTGAAAGAATTCTGTCCTCGCTACACCAAACATTTGGAGGGTGGGGAATGATTGAATTGATGGACGACTGCAACCTCCTGATAGGGAATTGTGTTGAAACACTGAAAACACTTGAGGCAAACAGTGTTCACACCTGCATTACATCACCTCCTTACTATGGGTTGCGTGATTACGGTGAGGACGAGCAAATTGGACTTGAAGAAACACCCGAAGAATTCATTGAAACTCTCGTGTCGGTCTTTCGTGAGGTAAAGCGGGTGCTTCGTGATGACGGCACTCTATGGGTGAACATAGGAGATTCTTACGCAGGGAGTGGTAAAGGTCCAGCGGGGAACATAGGGGCGAAGCATGATGAGAGGAACATGACGCACACCATCAGCACCAAGAACACCCCTGAAAATCTAAAGCCCAAAGATCTAATGGGAATACCATGGATGCTCGCCTTTGCACTGCGTGCCGATGGTTGGTATTTGCGTCAAGACATCATTTGGGCTAAACCGAATACGATGCCCGAATCCGTAAAGGACAGATGCACCAAGAATCACGAATACATTTTCCTTTTGAGCAAATCAAAGCATTACCACTATGACTATGAGGCTATCAAAGAAGAAGCACATAGCACTGACAAATCAAACAGGGACAGGGATAACAGCAAACTCAACAATACACCGGGTCGCACGAGGATGGGGGGACTCAAAACGAACCATTACACCACGAAAAATAAGAGAAGTGTGTGGAGTGTATCATGCAAACCATTCAAAGGCGCACACTTCGCAGTGTTCCCCCCTGAATTGATTGAACCCTGCATCCTCGCAGGTTGTCCTAAAGGAGGGACGGTGTTAGACCCGTTTGGTGGCTCAGGCACAACAGCGGGCGTTGCCCTCAAGCATGGGCGTAAGGCTATCCTGTGTGAATTGAACCCTGACTATGTTGATTTAATACCAAAGAGAATTGAGGCTATCAGCGGGCGAAGCAAAGAGCAACGAACATTATTTGATTGGTGATTTGTGATGAAATATGAGTTAGTGCATGGCGACTGTGTTGAAGTCCTCCGTAAAATGGAGGACAACAGTGTGGACGCTGTGGTCACCGACCCGCCCTACGGTCTGTCATTCATGGCGAAGCGTTGGGATTATGATGTTCCGTCTGTTGAGATGTGGGCTGAGTGCCTACGGGTGTTGAAGCCCGGTGGTCATCTCCTGTCATTTGCAGGTTCACGCACCTATCACCGCATGGCGGTGAACATTGAGGATGCAGGGTTTGATGTGAGAGATCAAATCATGTGGGTGTATGGAAGCGGCTTCCCGAAATCATTGAATGTAGGACACAAAGCCGAAGAGTGGGAGGGTTGGGGTTCATCCCTCAAACCCGCCCATGAGCCTATCGTGGTCGCCCGTAAGCCTCTTGTCGGCACTATCGTTGAGAATGTGCTTGAGCATGGCACAGGGGCGTTGAACATTGATGAAAGCCGAACAGAAGGTGGTCGCTTCCCTGCCAATTTTATTCACGATGGCTCGGATGAAGTCGTGAGCCTGTTCCCTCAATCCAATGGTGGTGCGTTCCCAAAGAAGTCCAATGTGGCTATGGGTGAGCATTACGAAGGGGGATGGGGGAATGTGGACAACGAGGTTCGCACCGAGATGGGTGATGGTTCAGCCGCCCGATTCTTTTACTGTGCGAAAGCGAGCAAAGAAGAAAAGAACGCAGGGCTTGAACATCTCGCTGATGTTGAGCGCACTGATTACGGTGGCTTTCACAGTGAGGAAGGACTCATCAACAACGGACGCAACCCTGAGAACCGACTTCCTATGAAGAACCCACATCCAACAGTCAAGCCCGTGGACTTGATGAAATACCTGTGCCGACTCATCACCCCACCAAACGGTGTGGTTCTCGATCCATTCATGGGTTCGGGGACGACAGGCATAGGTGCGACAGTGGAGGGGTTCTCTTTCATCGGCATTGAGCGTGAAGAAGAATACATCAATGTCGCACGCCATCGCATTTCACATTGGGTTGAAGAAAAAGAAGAAGAGGTGCGCCAACAGCGAGCGCAAAAGTCGCTGTTTGATTGGTGATTCATCATGGCTCACCTATTCCGTCATTTTCCTCGTGAGGTGGATATGCGAAAACGCAAGGTTGTTCACTCAATGGAAGAATTACAACGCTATGTTCAAGCCACCAACGGTGCTGATAACCTCACTACCACAGTGTATGGTTTCAGGCAATTGAAGGGGACAGGTAAGCGTGCTGAATACACCACCGCCGTAGTCCCACACTTCGTGATGGACTTTGACTATGAGCGTGCAAAGACGGACGGGCGCACTGACCTTGAAGCGGGCAACCGTTGCTTGGAGGAAGTGTCCATGCTTCACCACCATTTGCTGAGCAACGAAATCAAGCACGCCATGTGGTTCACGGGTGGCGGAGTCCACATTTGGGTGAACCTTGACCAAACACACTACCCTGACGGGAGAGGTATGTCCGACTTGATGACTGCGGGACGCAGGGTCGTGGAGGGGTGGGTGAGCCAATGGTCGCTCAGCACCCTTGACCCTGTTGTATCGTTCCGCCCTGACCGCCACATTCGCATTCCTAACACCTACAATTTCAAGCGTGGATTGTGGGGCTTCCCTCTCAAGACCGAGGACTTTGAATTGTCATGGGATGACATTCTTGACCGAGCCTTGACACCACACGGAGGAATGGAGTGCTACGGCACGAAAGGCATGACATTGGAGATTGTTCAACGAGATCCCGATAAGCCGTTTGAGGCACAGCCCGTTGATGTTGACATGAAGAAAATCGGCAACATCAATGTCTTACCATGCCTCGCCGCATCAGCCTGTCATGTGGGGGGCAACCCTCCACATGAGGCGAGAGTGTATTTGATGATATTCCTTCAAGACCGTTTCAGGTCTTTTGCTCGTCCCCCTCGTTCATCACAAGTCTCCAATGCGAGCATTGTGGATAGTGTGTGTTCATTCATCAACGATCTTAAGTGGTCCGATTATAACGAAGAAACGACTCGGAGGTATGTGTCCATCGGAGTCGGCAATTACTACATGACACCCTCGTGTCGCACACTATACGACAAAGGGTATTGTTTGGGTCGTTGTCCATTCTATGATGGTAGCGGAGGCGATTGATATGCGAGATGTTTGTTGGCTATGTGGTGGTAAATTGATTTGGCAAAGTGATGCCAATTATGATGAGGTTCACGGTGAAGGAGAGGGGATTGTGACCTTCCTTCGCTGTTCGGCTTGTGATGCCGATGTGCAATACTCAAAGAAAGAGGTGAAAGAATGACGGATGACATTGAAGCAATACGCAAAAAGAAATTGGAGGCTATTCGGAAGAAAGCCACTGAGGTTGAAGAACAGGCTGATGAATTGACGCTGATGAAGAAGGAATTCACATGGGCTGATTTTGGTTATGATGAACCTGAATGGGCGTTTCGTGAAAGCGAAGAAATGCCCGGTGCGCTTGACATTTGCCAAAAGCGACAGACTGTTGCTTTGACGGCTGATGCGGGTTTCGCTATGCTCGTCACCGATCTGCTCAACCGAGCGAGGCTTGAAGAATTGATGATGAACAAGGAGGCTGAGAACAATGAAGGTAATTGAGAAGTGTAAAGGCTGTGAAAAGTCAAGCAACATTTTGCACCCACTGCACTGCATTTGTCACGAATGCTACACGAAATTGCGAAAGCGACAACGAGGTGAGTGAATGAAGCCCACCCTGTTCATTGACTATCGTGAACGCTCAGGTCTTGAGAAGGGCGTGATGAAGCACTGTGAGAAGGAGGGCATACCCTACCAAATGCAGGAAAACCTCATCACCGACTACTGCTATGGGAACATCGGCATTGAAGCCAAGTCTATCCACGACTACTTCAATTCCTTACACAGCGGGCATTTACAGCATCAATTGGCGAACATGGACGATAACTTTGAACACATGATATTGGTGATTCACGGCACTGTCGATCAATATGTCGCAGGACTCCGTAAGCGTGGGAACAGAAAGGCATCCTACGCACAGATGGAGGCTCGCTACATCGGCTCGTTAGCACGATGGGATGTGGACTACGATCTTACCATCATGCAATTCGGAACAGCCTCAGCCGCATCACGATGGATTGTCAAGCGTTGTCAAAAGGACGGGACTCTCGGCTCAACCACTACGCTTCGCACCCTGCGTAAAACACGCTCGGAGGATGTCAGGCTTGACGGACTCAGGGCATTGGGGTGCAGTGAAACCATCGCTAAGAAATTGCTTGAGGAATTTGGTTCAATCGTTGAATTGACGGGTGCTACAAAGAGGGAATTGATGAACATTGAAGGCATCGGTAAAAAGCGTGCTGAGGACTTACACGAAGCACTGACGAGTGAGCAACCTGTGGTGAAACAGACACAAAAGAAATCCTTAGCATAGGGTTATATGTGAGCGATATTACGGACGGTAAGAGGGGGTGGACTATATGAACGGAATAGACTCAGTGAAGGATTTGACGAGAAAATGGGACGATTACGGGGTAGTCAATTCCGATAACCATGGCTCACGGTTTATCCGTGGCTACATTGAACGGTTCAACACCGTGTCCTTCTTCAACGAATTCGCAGGACTCCTTTCTTTCTTCTTTGTCATGGGTCAGGTGTGTGCGCCCTTCATGCGTATTCCCATTCACGGCACTTACATTGATTGTCGTGTCCATACCTATTGGATTCAACAATCAAGAACAGGTAAGTCGATCGCGTGGGAATTCACAGACCGACTGCTTGAAGCACTCGGTATTGAGAGCGAAACCTTCACCGCAGGGTCGGACGCTAAACTCATCGGAACGGTGCAGGAACAGCCCGTCATTGGTGAGGATGGTCGCCCTACGGGTGAAATCAATCACATCACTGTGCCGGGTTTGCTCAACGGCTACAAGACCCTGCTCTTTGACGAAGCGAGCGTATTGCTCAACGACCAAAAGGCGTATTTCAGCGACAAAATCCTATACCTGCAACAGGCGATGGCCCCACTTGGCTCACGCACGAATGTATTGGTGAAGCACTTGGTGGGTGGGTCAGTCCACACGCCATCAGGTGTGTCCCTGTGGATGACGACCTTCCCTCCGAAGGACATCATGGCTCATGTATTGGACAAGGGTTTCTTTCAGCGTGTGTTCCTGTATCAAAATGACATCACCGCTGAGCAACGGCAGACTGTGAGCGAACACCGTGTGGGTGGTGCGTATGTGCGCCCCGATGGTCGCATCATGGACTATGATGTTCTCGCTACCTACATTGAACAATGTGTGGACTTGGTGAAGGGTCGCCTGTTTGATGCTATGGAATTGGCTGACGAGGTGGTTGAGCGTGTGGACGAGGAAGGAAACGCCTTCACTTACACCATCAGTCGTGCTGAACAGTGGGACAGACTCAGCGACCAAGAGCGTGAAGAGGCGGCTATGCGCCACGCCTATGACATATTCACCGTGTCACCCGGTTATAGTGCGGCATTACTCAACGCTACGGACGATTACTACCAATTGGCTAACGACATATCAAGCGATGATGTGCGTGAAACAGCCCTGTCCTTCATCCCTAACATTGAGAATTACACGATGATATTCACCAACCTGATAGCCACCATCATGCGCTCTCCTGTATTGACGGAAGATCATGTGATGATGGCTTCGGAGATGATTTATGATAACTTTCACAACCTCATCATTTGGCTTGAACAAAAGCAAAATGTGTCCGAAAAGAAGAAAATCGCATCACAGCGTGCGGCGTGGACGAGTGCGTTCAATGCGTGCAAACGCTACACCGATGAGGCTGACGGCATTGAGAAGGTCATGCAGACCGAATTGTTGGATATGTATGCGACTCAGCAGTGTATCGCTAACATCACAGCCCAAAGAAGGTTCAAGAAATTGCGTGATTCAAAGCAGGTTCAAATCAGCAAATCAGGTCAAGGAGGCAGGAATTTTGTTGTGCTGTCATGGGGGGCTAAGTGATGAAATTTGGATTGGCGATTGTATTTGACGGTGACTTGGCGAGCGAAGGCTATCGTGGTGATTTAACACCAATCCTCTATGCCGTCTATGATGGTAAGCACGAGCGCATTTACAGCGACCTTGAATTCATCCCTCGTTTATCACGAATCACACAATTCCCCATTGAGGAATTCAATGTGGATGGTCCTTACATCGGACACAACCTACCCGCCACTATCGCTTTGAGCGACACCATTGATTTGCTCAGGGTCATCAAAGAGGCGAGTGCTGATGTCCTACAAAGCGAGGGCAAACGCTTCTCCTTGGGGGACTTGTGCAGGTGGAACAGGGTGCGTGGCTTTCATCAAGAAATTGCGTCAGCCATCAAGAAATACGCTTCATATCGCAAAGGCGACTACCACAAGGTAGCGAGGCTCGCTGTTGAAGAAGCGAGGCGGTGCTACGAATTAGGTGTCGCTGTGCGTAAGCGTGGGCGTGTTCGCTTTGTCGATCACAACACAGGCAAATTGGCTTACGCTGACATCTCCTTTGGGGAGGAAGAGTGATGCCCACCACACACTGCGACCATTGTGGCAGGAAAATACGGGTGACACCTGAACGCATGGACAAGCCACTCCATCTGTGTATGTTTTGTAGCAACGACCTGCCTGAGAAATACAGGTGCAAAGGTATCGCTAAAGGAACAGGACAAAGGTGTAGGCAGAAACAAATATCAGGTGGTATGTGCAATTTCCATCAGGATCAACGGGAGGATGTAAAATGACAGCGTTTGGGAAGGGTTGGGAATTGATGAAGGGCATCATTTTCAACGGTAAAGAATATGATGACATTGACGATCTTGACCCTATTATTCAAGGCATTTTGGATGATTACACGCAAGGCACGACACTGCCCGCACTGCCTTGGTCGGGTGGTGGTAAGCGAAAGGGGACACCTTGGACTCGTATGTTCAAAGAAGGAAGCAGTGCGCCCCTTCATCGTTTGAAGGGATTCACTCATCCTGAACAAGAAATGTTGCCTACGGTGGTGCATTGGGAAGGAGGCAAAACTTCAATCATGCCTCAATTCAGGGCTTTAACCAAGCCTTTGGGTGGTCGTTTTATCCCTGCTGAGTTATTTGGCGGAAGTGGCTCGTTCATTCTTGGCATGAACGACCCACAAGCACGAGGACTGTATGCTGATCTTAACCCTGACATGACGAACCTTATGACTCAATTGAAACGGGGTATGGGCGATGTCAATATCGCCCAAGACCAAGACGATCTTGAGCGTATGGTTGCTGAATTGAATGAAATTCGCTATCGCAGGGATGTCATGGGGCAACAATTGGATGATGATGATTTGATGCGTATGGCTCATTTATTGGTTGGTGCAAATTTAGCAAACAGGAATGGAATGTTCACCTACAAGCCTTGGGACAAAGAACCCCAAACCTATACCGAAGGAAAAATACAACGCCCGTCATTCCGAGTCCAACCAAAGCGTGTGATGCCAAACGATGTTGGGTCAATCAACCTTGACCCCTACGCATCACGATTGCAGAATGTGGAGATACGCACAGGTGATTTGCGAGAAACCTCACAAGCACTGACCCCACGGCATTTGGCATTTTGGGATCCTCCATACATAACAAGGGACATTTCTTACGGTGGTTCATCACAACAGATGGAGGGTAAGACCTTTGACCAATTACAGCGTGATACACTTGAATTGATTGGCGAACATAAAGGACCGAGCATCCTTTCAAACTACCTTTATGATAAAAACACAAGGAAACCTAATCGTGAATACATCAATGCTGTGTTAGACCAAGAAATGCAAATTCATCCATGGATCCGAAAGCCAAAGAGCAACAAGCAACCACAGGTGGAATTAATAGCCACAAAGAATTTCCCACAGCAAAAAACGCTGTTCTAACGATCGCGACTCACACGACCACCGCCCGCACCCAAATCACGGCGCATTTTAGGACGGCGACCACGAATTTTGCTACGGCCATAACGGGCTTTGGTGCGCTTCTCCTTGTTCTTTCGTGACACACCATACACCTTACGCTTCGCCTGTCGTTCAGCACGACCTGCCATAGGGTTGCGGGTGTAGCCCCTGAATTTGCCCTTGACTACATCCCATCCGTGAGCGAAAGCGGTGGCTTCAACCTCGCTCTCACCTTTCGCCATATAGCACCGCATGAGTCGCACTCCCATAAAAATATCCTGTCCCTACTGCCCGCATAGAACCCGTTGATACGGCGAGCGAGTCCCACCGTTTGACACGAAGGACACTCTTGTTCCAATTGCGCTCGGTAATCCTTCTTCATGTCAATACCCTGCGTGGGTGTAATAGAATTCAACCACACCGACACCGAGTGGTCCTAATGGTGCGATGACAGTGGCAGACAAGTCAAGGAATGTCACGACCTTACCTGCGACAGTGAAGTGTGTTCCCTCTTTGAGAGGACACATTTGTGTTGCACTTGAACCAAACCATGTGGCTGTGATGAGGTGGATTGACGCATCTATTTCATCAGGCAGTGGGGTAAGCGTGAGGTTCACGGGTCCTGCGCCTGAATAAGTCTTGGTTTCTTTCGCCTGTTTATGCACAGGAGTCAATTGGTATGCCCCGTGTTCTCCTACACCGACTTGACCATCTGCTTGATAGAATAGGTGAGCCTTACCGTCCCCATGCGGTGCGGGGGTGAGGGGTTGAAACCCATTTGGATCTCGTGCATAAAGAAGCCCCAATGAGGTAATCGGCAAATCTCCATTCTGCAAAGCGGGTGTCCCGCCGTAGTCGTTTTGTGGGTCAACGCCGTTCCCCGCAGGGTCAATCAGCGCAGTGAGTGCGAGAGGACCGCCACGAATGAACACCCTCTTATCCTCAACCGCCGCCACATTTAATGGTGAAGCGTAGGAAACACGCACTGCCGCCAAAACCACAGACTGTTTAATCAGGTGAGAGGAAGGCATCTGTGGATAAACACCTGTGCTGACATCAACCACCGTTCCACACACCAAACCAATGTTGTTTGTTGAAGTCAATTCGGGATCGACAATCACCAATACCCAACACTCTTCGTTAGCGGCGGAGGGCAACACCATACCGCCCGCATTAAATCGGCTGTTGTAATAGGAAGAGGTATCAATGTCAAAGGCTGAGGCTGAGCCAACGGAATAGAAAACACCGTCAAGGCACACTGTCCCCGTGTCCACGAAAATTTCATTCGCATCACCACTCGTGTTTGGTCGGACACAACAATTCCCGCCGATAGGATTGTTGCGATCGCCCGCCCCTGAGTCGGCACTGTAATCAGTCATGGTGATGGGAATGACACCGTTCCCCAACCCACGCTCAACAAGGTTCGTCAGCGTGGCGGAGGACAACACATCGGTATCACGCAACCCATCGGATTGCCATGTTGCACCTGTGCCTGTTTTTTCGTGTCCTTCTCCGAGTCCTGTTGTTCCCATCACCTCACCTCCATTACCACATCCACACGAATCTCGGTGGTTTGGTTTTTGCTAATTGGCACAAACGATGCACGAAAGGCGGGGTTGTCAAGGACGGTTGCGCCATGAACCACGACTTCCTTTACATCGTCAGCCGAAATCAATTGAGTGTCAAATGTTCCCGTGATTGATACCACCCTATCATCAAGGCGTTGGACGGTTGGTGTGACGGAGAAGGCAACATTCCCTGCCCCTCCGTCCCTTGTGGTAGCACGCCCACCCGTTGTGCCGAGGCTCATTTGTGAAACGAGTGTTTGAAGGTGTTCTGCTAACTTGGCTTTCACTTGGTCTAACACGGGCATTATTTCACCTCATAGAATTTTGATTTGGAGTGTCCGATAGGCAATTGGCGGCTTGAAGAGACACGAAGCCTCTCGTTGTCCGACACGGCTACGAGGCTTCCCGCCTTCAAAGTGATGGTGGTTGCGGCGACAGACTGCACATATCCAATCACTTGATGATCGGCGTTCAACACCACATCATGCTGTGCATACCTCTCCGTAGCATCATGCCCGTCCACCGTCATCGTGGTAGTGCCTGTGGCATATCCTCCTGAATTGTTGATAAGCACGCCTGTGTCGCCCCCTCGCACACCAATGACTCCCAATTGATTGGTGGTAGGCTCACCACGCCAACGCCCCCCTATAAGCAAACGAGTGCCGTTCACGAACCGTGTCATCACTCGGTGGGCTGAAAGCACACGAATAGGTGCGTTGAATGTGATGTCAATTTGTTCATGCGTATTTGTTGGGTCGTCATCGGTTAGTCCGACTGTTGATGTTTGAAGATCCGCCAACAGTCCTTCAATCCCCTTTTCATACTGCCCCATCACGAGGTTGGTCATTCCTGTGTTGTAATCGGTAGTGACTTCAAACACAGCGAAATCACCCTTGAGATTTTCCGCAGGGAAGTCCACACGAATGATTTCACCCGGCTGAATATCACTGCTCTTGATGAGTCCTTCAACACGAATGAGTGAAGCACCTTGTGCGCTTCTGTTGAGCAAACCCTTCGCCAAGCGTAGGGTGGTTATTCTTTCTTTGACACCGGGGACGGACACACGCATAGTGCGCTTAACACCGTCCTCATTACCAACACCACCCATTTCTTTCATCTTCTCCAAATCCTTGACAACCGCACGAATGGTTTCGTTTTGAGCAGTGGTATCACCCTCAACAATCACTTCATTCGCCATCTCAAGCATACCGCTGATGCTGATGTTTTGTGGACCACTGCTCGTTCCCACAGCACGCCCTGTGTCTTTGAACACATTCTGTGAATACACCAAACCGCCGTTGCTTGATAGGGCTAATTGGTAGCCATCAATGCGGGATAAATCACGCAACAAATCCATAATACCGATACCCTTCGCTTTACGACTGATGAAATCCTTACTGTGCAAAACAGCATCACGAAGGTTGGGGTGAGCGAACAAGAACGCTTGTCTTGCCACATCTGTGTTATCACCATAAGAAGAATACACACCCGTGTCGGTCATTTTTTGCTCAAGGAAAATGCGGAATTCTTCAAGATCGACACCGGGCAACGATTTCATCACATCCTTCAACAGCAATAGTGCGGCATCGGTGGTTCGCAATCCAACACCCATGTGCTGTCCGAAACGCACCTTCTCAATGCCTACACCTGAAGCGGATAGGGTTGTTTCAGTGAGGTTCTTGAAAGTTAAGAAGGTGTCATACACATCCCCCTCTCCTTCGTTGTTGGATGCCTTAGCGACACGCCACTTCTGTGCTTGAGCATCAATCAGGTATGGTGGGAAGCGTGTGGGTGTCATCTCCACGCCATCCACATAGACCTTTGATAGACCACCTGTGCCGGGTTTGCGGTGATAGCGCACTAAGCCTGTGTTTTGTCCGTCATTCATCACAAATGTCTGAGATGAAAGCATGAAGAAGTCCGATGGCTCATAGTGTCCGATTCCTTTGTAGGTCATGTTGGTGTTGATTTCAGCACTGTCATCGCTCGTTGTAGCATCCCACTTGTCCGTGAGCAAACGACCCACCGATACAGCGTTGTCAATCAACGAAGGCAACACGACTAAGCCCAAGTCAGCAGGTGCGACATTGGCAATTTTGGAGTCCACCGTGGTGCTTGAATTCTTACCTTCACGCACTACTTTGTTTGTTAGGTCAGTGGACGAGCAATCGCCTGTGGTGTTTGTGAGATTGAATGTATTATGGGTGCGACTACCATAGGTGATTTGACCTGATAGCCCCATGATAACAAGACTACCCGACTGCGGGAATGGGGTCGCATCATCCACTACAATTTTGGACGGAGAAGCACCCTTTGCATCAAATTTCACAGTCGCCTTTGCCCCAAGTGAAAGCATAGCACTGCTCGGTTGCTTGACAACGGAGTTAGCGTCTTTGTCCCTCTTGAGGTATGGATCTAATACCACCGTTTCATCGGTTGCATATACCGTTTCAGTCTGCGAAATGTATTCGCCTCCACCGGGGTGGGTGCTTTGGGAATAGCGTGCTTCAACCAACGGACTGAGCATACCCGTAGCATCACGGCGTGAAGCATCGGCTTTGAAGTGTTGAAGCATATTGGCTGAGGGGATGAGATGCCATACCACATCACGGTCATTTGCATCGGGCCACTCAATCGTTGGTGCTGAATCATAGGGTGATGAAATACCTTGAATATCGCCAATTTGACTCGCCGTTGATGTTTCAAACATACCGTATCGTTTGTCACGAGTGAAGGGTTGGTCTTTGCTTCCCGCATCTGTCATGGTGCTGTAAGGACCAAGCAACCATCCGTCTTGATTCATGGCGTTGCCCTCACTATCATTCTTTGAAGTGTAGCCGAATACCTTGAGAGGGCGCACCATACGCACGATGTAGTCAGCATACTTACGCACAGGTTGCGCTATTTGTGCTTTGATTGCTGAATTCTTACCGCCCTGCTTTGAGCGCAAAGCATCGGAATTTTCAGGTCGCTCAAGCCATGTTTTACGCAGGATAAACACCCCGCCCCATGCGGGTAAGTCAGCCGAGCCACGCACAGCCCAATGATCGCGAATACCTGCACCGTTGGCTTGTAGGATGTCATCGGTGTAGGTGTTGGTAATGTCAGCCAAATCCTTGTCCTCGTTGAGAGTCCACTTTGGCTTGGCTGAGCGTTGGTTGGGGTCGCTTTGCCCACCGTAGGTTTGGTCAGGTCGTGTGGCGGTGGTGGTAATACTGCCCTCCGATGCACCATACTTCGTCCACCGTGTTTCTTGCACCCATGATGGGGTGATAGGGAACATTTGACCAACAGCCAAATCGGAGTGTAAGGACACAGCCTTTGTGCTTGTGACTACATAATCCGTATTGCGTGCTGTGGTGAATTCGCTATGTGTCTCCACCGTTAATCCCAAACGAGGGGCGACATCGGACTGCACCTGCCTGTGGTCGGCAATTTCGTGAAGTGGGATTGGCTTTGTTCCTCGCTCAGCCTCGCTCTTGTTCTTCATGTTGAGGTTTGAACCCCAACCGACAGCAGGGAAGTGCTGATTGTCCGTTTCGCCGTTGGCTTTGATGTCCACAGGGTGAGCGTTGAGATGCAGGTTGTTGCCCTTTTGATGATAGAATTCATTACCAACACTCGCACCGAATTCGGATGCTTGATAGACCGCTTCAACGGAGTCGGAAGCCTTTGTCCTATCCCCCGAATGATAATTCAAGCCAATGATGGGATCAAGTCCTGTGTTCACTGACTTGGCTTGTAGGAATTTAGCACTTGAGCCTGTGATGGTGGCGAATTCTGTTCGGTGTGCATCCATGACACCTGACGGCATGGCTCTTGGTGATACCATACCGAGTGATTCTTCCTTGAGCGCACGCCCCATACCCACAGGCAATTCTGTTTCATCCCAAGGCTCGTTAGACAAACGGTTCACACCTTGACCCTCAATGCCCTCGTTGGTTTGTTGGCTCACTACCATTCCGATAGGCACAGTGCGCTCAACGCCCGTGTAGGTTGTTCCGCTTCCCCATGGCCAATCTCCACCCGTAGGTAAGTCGTTAAGGCTGTCGTGCTTACCACCGTCAAATCGTGCGGAACGCAGGATTGCGTTCATGTTAGTGGCTGTTTCGGCAGGATCGCCCGCAAGCATATTCAACGCATCGGACGCACCCCTAAATCCAAAGGCACGCACAGGTAATCGTCTTGACCAATCAATCGCAACCATGGGGTTTTGCACTGCTGTAAGAACATTCCACTCGTATGAACCCAAGTCCCCGTCCAATTTCCAACGAGTCGCTTCTTTGCGAGGATTCAAACCATCGCCAATTCCTTCTCCACGAGAATACCGAGTGCTTGAGCCGTGTGCCACGAAATGCTGACGCAATTCAAGTGTGCCATGTGGTTCACGCAAACCTGAGTGACCCATCAACACTGCACCTGCGGCACGCTGTCCCCAATTACTTCCATGCCCACCTGCGTTGAGTCCGTTGTAGCCGTATTGTTGTAGCCATTGAAACGCATAGACTCGTTCAAAGGGCATACCGCTGTTCACTGCGGAGGTGTCAATCGCAGGGGCATTACGGAGGAACAGACCACGCACATTTGGCTGATCGACAGCACAGGGCATACCCGCTTGTCGGTAGCGGAATGTCATGTAGTGTTCACGACTCGTGCCGAGCAGTGCAGGGTGGCTGTATTCAGCCAACCATGTGCATAAAAATGCGTCAGGTATCGCATTTGAATTCGTATCACTACCCGACACTAAAGCCAAGTCAGCGTGTGAATCCTCAGCATCAAAATGACTCGCACTTGATGGGGATTCAACATTCGCCACAGGCACAGCCGACATATTGACCATCTCAGGATCGTGTGCAATCAATGGAGGCACAGTCGCCAATTCTGTGCCTACACGGGCTACCCTCCATCCTGCGTTGTGTCCCGTCATCGCATACACATAGGTTGGGTGCTGTGCCTGTGAAACACCATGAAGTTTGGATGGGTCAGGGCGACCACCCATGAGCAAATACTGCGATACCATGAAGCCGTTCAGTGTGAATTCTTCTCCCGCATTGTGTCGGTTGTTCACTGTTCGTGATGAACCCACGGTGAGCGCAATTGGTCCTGATGTGGCGGCGTTTGAATACGGTCCAAGGGTGGTGCTTTGACCGTGATGATTGCTGATGAATTTCGCTTGTTGCTTAGCACCTTCCACCTTTGTGTGCAATTGACCCGGTGCAAATAAAACATCAATCTGTTCGTGAGGAACAGCCCCATCATACTTACGCCAATTAGGTAGCCCTGCACCTTCAATTTCACTCATTGGGAAGCCATCGGAAGCAAACGAACCTGTGTTGTAGGCTTCACTCTTAACCTCCATTGTGTCAAGGTAATACAGTGTAGCCGAAGCAGGATCGTCACTGCCCCCGTATGTGGATTGAAAGCCCCAATGTTTGTGTTCGGACTCCGCCTCAAACAGCAGGGAATAGGCTGACCCATGTGAACGATGCAATTGCCTACGCAGGGACATCGGTGTGCCTCGCATGGTAAGAGGGGCGACAAAATGATGCCCCTGCCTACCGAAGCGAATACGGTGGTGTGGGTGAAGGTATGAGCCGTCAGCACCGTTGTTGGTTTCCATGAGAACAGAACCACGCTCAGTGTGGTCGCTCAAACGATGTGCGGCAAAGAGTCTTGTTGTCCCACTCGGCACAGCCCCAACGGTGGCGTTGAGGCTTAAGCCGAATTGACTCTCCATTTTGTCGTGAAGAATACGCACAGGATGAAAGTGCAACACTCGGTCATGTGTGTCAAACGCTGTGACACGAACATCATTGGAGGATGATTCGGCTTCGCCCGCAAGCCCTGCGGTTGGTGCTGAAAGACCACCCATACCCCATGTGAGGTTAGACCACGCTTGCACACGATCATGACCTGAGCGCACGAGAATGTTCCCCGGTATTTCATCCTGTGATGGGAGGTTGATTTCCAAATTGGGTTCAATACCACTACCCACGGTGGATGGGAGAGTTGTTTCTGCCCCTGTGTTAGGATTGATTCGGTTTTGCTTATGGGTAAAATCCTTGATGACCGTTCCAAACGGTGAACCCCCCTCCAAAATCAATTCGTTCCCCATGTCATCAACAACAGGCATGGATTCCCACACCCTTTCTTCATTGGGTATTTGAAGCCCACGAACACGCTCAACATTGACATTACGGACTGTTCGGTATGGGCGGTTCACATATCCCAAATCGCCTTCAAACGGATTTGTGTTAGCCGTTTGGGTCGCCCTCTCGGACTTGAACCCATGCTTGATTGCCGCCTTCGTTTTAGCCACGGTGTCCTTCGTCATGCTGTTCAATGACGCATAATCCGTATCGGTTGCGTTGGTGAAAGATGAGAAGTCGGCATCCACCGTGAAACCATTCTCCAAAGCAATACTCCACTTGTCCGATTTTGCGTCTTTGAACAATGGCTGTCCGTCATAGAGTGAAATGGTTGTGTTTGACGAAAGACTGATGTTGGGCGTAGCCCGATACAGATCTGTCAAGGCTTCAATCGTTGTGTGTAATTCTTGAATTTTCAATTTTGATGTGGTGTAGGTCGTGTGCGATGTTGCTGTGCCAACAGCAGTGGATGTGGTGAACAGCAAATCATCTGTGGACGACACAAACAAACCTGCGTTCACCTCACTGCTGTATTGTTTGAAATCATAGCCTTCGCCCAAGACTTCGGGTGATAGCACAGTGATTCCGTCAGCGTCTTTGTCAAACACTACAAGATTCATGCCCGCATCAAAGTCGCTTTGTGCGTAGTCACCACCCGTAAAGCCGTCTTTGTGCGTCATGGTAGCCGAAGCCATGTAAATAGACTCGCCGTTTGCTAAAGGCTGAGTTATCCCGCCTCCTACCGTGATGCGGGTTGAGGATAGTGCTGTGATTTCACCGACTTCAACAGAACCAATGTTGTAAATTTTATCACCCACTTCAAAAACATCTCTTGGGTCACCATTCACATCTATGAGGGTGTCAGTGGGATTGTAAATGGGAGGGGGAGTGGGCTTATTCACCGTAATGCCTGAGTCTTGGAGAATACCAAGAACATCATTAGCGGAATAGCCCGAACCTGCGTTTGTGATTTCAGCAATCCCTACCTTACCATTCCTCGTGGTGATGTCCACTATCAAACCCGAACCCGAACCCGTGAGTGCAATTGTCGCACAGCCCGTTTGGTCGGTGTATTTTTTGCCCGTGGTCGTCATCACAACCTCTTGGGTAATGGGTATGCGCTTGTAAATCGGATCGTTAGGCATCAGCATTTGTGAAGTGCCTCCTGTGAGAGTGAGCGTATTGCCCGACTTCGCCACAACATACCCAATGAGAACATCGTTTGCGTTCACTAATGCGTCAAACACAGCGATGTCGTCAGGTGCGGATGCTGTGATGATGTGTGAATAAACGCTCGCACTTCGTGGTGTAATGTGGATGACATCATCATCGCTCAAAGAGACTTTGGTTTCATAGAAGCCAATGGTTGTGGCGTTGCTTATGGATGAAATTGTTCCTATGAACGCCCCATCACTGTCATACAAATCAGGACTCATGGGAAGCATATCTAAAGCACTGCCCCCGTCCACAGTGATTGAGGTGCTTCCTACGGTATATCCCGAACCGAAATTGACAAGGGTGGTTGTTGGTGTGAGTGGCACTTCAACCACTGCACTCGTTATACGGTGGGTAGGACCAAGAGTCAAAAGCCCCGTGTCATGGGTGTTCGCAACACTGCTCACTACACCGATGATGTCCTTATTTTTCGCATAGATGGTGTCGCCAACACTGAAATGCTTGGCAAAATTTGTGTTTGGGGTGATGACCTTGAATGATGATTGACCCGATGCAAGTGTGGCATTGGTGCTAACAAAACAATCCGTAGGGCGCAATTCAAGGCTATCCAATTCCGTTCCAAATTCCACATCCTCAATCAACACATCGCCACTTTCAACGGCGGTGCGTTGGTCGTTAAGCCCCGTCCACTGAAATGGATCGGCGGCAACCTCGCCCATGATAACAGGTCCGTCAAAGGGCATATCAGGCGGGGGTAAATCGGGAAGAGTGCATGAATTCAGTCCTTCAATGGAGAATCGGCTATACCCATGCCCGCTAAGGGCGGAGGGTTGCGCCCCTCGTGATTCGTGCGTAATGGCGGGCAACCCCATGTTGCCTCCATCCATCGGTTTGGCTGTCATATACCAAACGGGGAGGGGCGCACCAAGACCCTGCACCACAGGGCCACCGTTAGCCGTCCCCCAATAGCCACCACCTGTCGGTGCTTCCGATTCCCACGAAACAACAACAGTGTGCTGTTCTTTATCGTCATTGACAATTGTAAAATCGGTGGCTAATTTTGTGTAGTCGGTTGCTGTTGTGTAATCGTAAATGTTGAACGCTATTTGCCCTGCTTGGTTGTTTGGCAACCCACTATCCCTCACAAAGTTATCATCGGCAATAATTTTCCAAGAGTCATAATAGAGGGTGTTAGCCCCTGCTGTGATTCTTCCCTTCTGTGGTATGTCGGTTGGGAGGTTAATTGCGGGAATATCCCTAATTGAAGCGTAGGTGCTTGTGAAGGACATCTCCAAACGCCCGTTGTGAATGCCCGCATTGTTGGCTAAATCCACAGCAATTGGTTCTTCAAATGTAATTTCATTCAAGCCCACACTTACCGCTACAACCCTACCTATGAAACGGGGATTTGCACCTGTTGTGTAAAGCGAATCACCCACGGAGATGGCGGACAATTGAGTAGCCCCTGAACCCGGTGTGTTTAGACTGAGGACATAGGTTGAACCAAGAGTGTGTGCGCCTGATACCGTAAATGCACCCGAAGAAAAATCCAAATCGTTTAGGCTACGCCCTTGATAACTCGCTCGTCCACTCATTTTTTGATATTTAGCACGCAGGTAGCGACCCCGTGAGTGTTCACCTGTTTGATAATCACGAGAAGAATTGATTGACGATGCAATCATCATCGCCGCCTCTCGTGTTCCCATGTCATAAGTCAATGACGAGGATGCGGCACTCGCCGCTTCTCCTGCTCGCTTGAGATCGATGACATAGAAATTATCATCGTGGGAATATGTGCCTACGGAGTCATTCGCCAAATTGGTTCGCACCAAGAAGTGCATACCAAGTTTGTTTGCATCAGGTCCACCACCCCATGTGAAATCTGTTGGGTCGCTGTATTCGGTATCGGGGTATGTGAAGTGGAGACTGAAATACCCGCTTGGGGGTCTGTCATTGTCATCACCCATGTTGCGGGTGTCAGCAGGATAGTCCTGCCTTTTGAATGACCTAACCTCCCCCATGCTTAATCCCACACCGTTCTCGCTGAATACAATTCCGTCACATCAGCCTGTGACAATTGCTTATCCCACAACGCCACATCCGATAAAGCCCCCTTGAAATAAATAGGGTCATAGGCGTTTTTTGTTCCTCCGCCATGATCCCTACCGTAATAGAAGGTTGATGTTGCGGCATAGGTGTGCAAAGCCATTCCAATTGTCATCATGTTCGTGCTTCGCCCATGAAGGTTGCTGAGGGATAGTGCGCTGACCTTCTTGAGGTCATCATTGTTATTGACAGCCACAATGTTCTTTGTGGTGAGTGTGATTGTGTCAGTGCCGATTGAATGCACAATGCCAAGCAAATCGCCACCGTTTGTCAGCACTTCATCACCAATGCTGAAATGTGAAGAAATCGTGTTGCCGTCCACTTCCAAGGTCTTGGTTTCGCCCGCACTGTAATTGCCCGTTTTGTTGATGAGAACGCCTGTGGCGGTCAGTGTGGGAACGCCGATGCCGACAGGCAAATGCGGAGTGTTGGCAACCGTTCCTGCGTTATACGATCCCTCGTCCACATTGTCCGTATTTGCGGCGGCGGTGGATGTTCCTGCCGCCAAAGCCACACCATTGACATAGAATGTTCCATCATCATCCCCTGAATTGTGGACGAACACCACATGATGCCAAGCGTCTTTGTTCAGCGTTTGAGTCGGACTAACATAATCGTATTCTGCGCTTCCTGTTGAAACACGAGCGACAAAATTCACACTCATGGTGGAGGCGGTAGCCTGTTTCGTTTCAATGCTCACACCCATCCCGTAGCCATCATCATCAATACCGTGAATGACAGGACCGTTGCCGTAGCCTTGGCTTAACCATGAGCCTGTG